TGTCGATAAACCTTGTTATTACTCTTATGACTTGTCTGCTGCGACTGATCGCGTGCCATTACGTGTTCTTTTCTATAGTATGGAATACCTTTTCGGGAGATCATATGCGAGTGCTGTTGTTAATAGCACTTTAGCGTGTCATCGGTTCGAAGTTCCGTTTGTAAAAGGAAAGGGGCGCAGTGGTGTGTCGTTCATCACCGGACAACCATTAGGGTTCTTATCCTCTTGGCCTTTATTCGCGCTGTCCCACCACTTGATCGTGTGGGCTGCAGCAGAACTAGTGAACCCAGGTGTCCGATTTTGGGATTACGCGCTGCTGGGCGATGACGTTGTCATCGCTAACAGAGACGTTGCCCTTAGTTATAGGCGGGTCATGGAGGGACTCAAAGTCAAGATATCTGATATCAAGTCTTTGGTGTCTTCTCATGCCTGTGAGTTTGCTAAACGCTTTCTCGTTAAGGGATTGCGGAAGGACCTTAGTCCTGTATCTTTGAAAGATCTGATGGGGGCTCATCACCCATTGGGAATTGCTTCCTTACGGATGAAGTTCCCTCAAATACCTGAAAAGGTTTTGATGAGGTTTCAGGGTGCAGGCTATAGAACTTTGGCTAAACCCATGTCTGCTCGTCCGAAAAAGTACATTCGGCTTGCAAATATCTTAACTAAGTACCTCCTACCCACTGATCTGTGGTTAGGAAGGGGTCTGCCTTTAAACCCTTATGTGAAAGCCGCTGTCGTCCAAAGGTTGATACTTTTGTTAAAACCTAAGGATCTCAAGCTAGTCCCCGATGAGTTTATCCCTGATGAGGATGATGTTATAATCAATCCTAACACGGGTAAACCCGGTCGGCATGACTTTAATTCACGGGGCTTTCTGGAGTACTCTCTTCTGAGAGGCCAGATGAGGCTGTGGCTCAACTACCAGCGATGGTATTGTTCCCTTTTGCTTAAATTGGAAACTGGGTGTGACTTAAATCTGTGGATCAAAGAAGCTTTGGATCCTCCTATAGTCATTACAAATTGGAAAGTGACTAAAGAAGAACCCGAAATGGTTCGATTTGGATATCAATTCAAGTTGTATGATTTTGTGGGGGTGACAGGGTTAACTTTCATGCCAAGTGTTCTACCTGAACATTTGTCGTGTTGGTTATGCAGATCTATAGATAGATCGTCCTGCACATGTGCTCAACTTGTTAGAGATCTACGTTCCATGAACAAGAACGTAGTGAGGGGCACTGATTTTATCGTGTTCCTAGACTGAAGGGCTATAAGACTTTAGGCGTCGCTGATCGCTAAGACCTGGATGGATATTGC